GGTTAGCGAGAAGGCTGCCGGTGGTTACATCAAAGGGATTGACGGGAGACGCATACCCATACGTCACCCCCATGCTGCATTGAACACACTACTGCAAAGCTGCGGTGCTGTGATCTGTAAGAAGTGGTATGTGGAGATTCACAAGATGTTTAGTCAAGCAGGTTTAACAGAGAACGATGCCCGTGTAGTGGCATTCGTACATGACGAGGTTCAGATTGTCGTGCGTAACGGAATGGAGGAACAAGTCGGTGAAATTACCTTACAAGCAATACGAAATGTGGAAAGACACCTCAACTTTGGGTGCAGACTTGACGCAGAGTACAACACCGGACAAAGCTGGGCGGCAACCCACTGATGATGGTAACAGGGTTGGTGACATTGCTGAGTTTTATGCTGTCACATATCTATGGGATCAAGGGTACGAAGTATTCCCCAATGCAGGATGCACTGGAGCCATAGACATGATCGCTATTAAAGGTGACGAGATCAGACTGATAGATGTGAAAACGGTATCCGAAACCACCCAAGGTGGCAAGGTACTGACCACACTCCAAAAAAAGATGGGTGTGGAACTTCTGTATTTCGATTATCAAACACGCCATCTCAGTTGGGACAGACTGATGATTAAAGGCATTCAAAAAGAGAGAGAGACTATATGAACACACTACTGATAGATGGAGACATTGTAGCGTATCGGGCGGCTACCGCCTGTGAGCAACCGATAGATTGGGGTGACGGTCACTGGACACTACATGCCTTTGAGCATGAGGTTGAACAGAACATTGATCACTTCATGGAGAACCTGATCAAAGATAGTAAAGTTAAGGACTGGGTGACATGTTTAACTGGGACTAAAAATTTCAGAAAAAATGTAGCGGCATCTTACAAGGCTAACCGTAATGACAAACGCAAGCCCATGCTGCTGCCTCATGCTCGTGCCTACTTGGTCAATGAGTGGAAGGGTAGGATTGACGAGAACATTGAGGCTGACGATGCCTTGGGCTTACTCGCTACTAGCGGGGACGGTTACATGATCTGGTCAATCGACAAAGATTTAATGACCATACCTGCCTACCACTTTGTAGACGGTGAGGTAAAGATCGTAGGCGAGGCTGAAGCTGACTACTGGTTTTTCTACCAGACGTTAGTGGGTGACTCTACCGACAACTACAAAGGGTGTCCTAACATTGGGCCTAAGAAAGCCAAAGGTTTATTAGACGCTGACTGCTCATGGGAAACGGTAGTTAAGGCTTTTGAGAATGCAGGGCTATCGGCAACGGTAGCGTTAGAGCAAGCAAGACTGGCTCGTATCTTACGACACGGTGAATACGATTTTAATACAAAGGAGGTATCCCTATGGGAACCAAACGCAATTCAATAAACGATGCTACCCCGCAAGAGTGGGACAAGGTGACAGCAAAGCCCAATAGACACGGGACAGTGTGGACTAAAAAAGAGGACGTTACTAAACCTGTAGGGAAAGTACAGCACATCGTACCTCACAAGTTACCTAGCGATCCTCTCGCTCGTAAGAACATACCTGTCTACACAGGGTTCTTTAAATACTTTCCACGGGCTATCGCAGAAGTGTCTCGTATCTCACTTGTCGGTGGCATACAGCATGGACAGACACGCGAGACACTGCACTGGGATCGGCCCAAGTCAGGTGACGAGTTAGACGCATTACTGCGACATATAATGGATCAAGATTGGGGGCAAGTGGCTTGGAGAGCATTAGCCCATTTAGAAAAACATTTAGAACAAGAAGAAGTAAAGGAAAAATATTTATGAGCAAGAAGAATAAATTAACAGCAGGTATGGACGAGTACCAATCATTCATACACAAAAGCAGGTACGCCCGTTGGATAGATGATAAAGGCCGCAGGGAATCGTGGAAGGAAACCGTACAACGCTATGTAGATTTCTGGGTTAAGCGTAACCAGATTGATCCTAAAACTGCCAACAAAATGTTTCATTCAATTTACAATATGGAAGTAATGCCTAGTATGAGATGCTTAATGACTGCTGGGGAAGCGTTGGACAAAGACAACGTAGCAGGATTTAACTGTAGTTATTTACACATCGACTCACCTCGCAGTTTCGATGAACTCATGTATGTGCTGATGTGTGGTACAGGTGTTGGGTTTAGTGTCGAGCGTAAGTTTATTGACAATTTACCTTGTGTAGCTGACAGCTTCCATGCCACGGACACTACCATCATTGTCGGTGATAGTAAGATCGGCTGGGCTTCGGCCTTTAGAGAACTGGTTGCCATGTTGTATGCAGGTAAGATACCGCAATGGGATGTCACTAAGGTACGCCCTGCCGGTGCAAGGCTAAAAGTATTTGGTGGACGGGCTAGTGGCCCAGAGCCACTGGTGGCGTTGTTTGAGTTTGCTGTTAAGCTGTTCCAAGGTGCAGAGGGAAGGTCACTGACCACCCTAGAGTGCCATGACCTGTGCTGTAAGATTGCAGAGGTAGTCGTTGTCGGTGGCGTTAGACGTTCCGCATTGATCTCTCTCAGCAACTTGACTGACAACCGTATGCGTAAAGCTAAGTCAGGCGCATGGTTCTTAGAGGAAGGTCAACGTGGTCTTGCTAACAACTCTGTGTGTTACACCACCAAGCCAGACTTTGCTGACTTCTTAACAGAGATGCAATCACTGCACGAGAGTAAGGCAGGTGAGCGTGGGTTGTTCAGCCGTCCTGCGGCCCAGAACATTGCAGCACGTAATGAACGTAGAGATAGCAGTTACGACTTTGGTACGAACCCTTGCTCTGAGATTATCTTACGTAGTAACCAGTTCTGTAATCTGTCAGAGATTGTTGTACGCGCAGATGACACCCTTCAGTCCTTAAAAGATAAAGCAGAAGTAGCTGCCATCATTGGTACGCTACAGGCAACCCTTACTGACTTTAGATACTTACGAGACATCTGGAAAAAGAATACTGAAGAAGAAGCACTACTGGGCGTGAGCATGACTGGCATCATGGATCATTACTTACTGGGTAACACTTCCCCCGACCTTGAGAAGTGGTTAACGGAGATTAAAGATGTTGCAATCGAAACAAATAAAGAATGGGCTGCTAAACTTGGAATTGCTCAGTCTGCGGCTATTACTGCGGTTAAGCCAAGTGGTACGGTATCTCAACTTGTGGATAGTGCCAGCGGCATTCACCCTCGTTTCTCTAGTCAGTACGTTCGTACAGTTCGCTCAGACAAGAAAGACCCACTTGCTCAGTTTATGCAAGCCAGCGGATTCCCTTGTGAGCAGAACCTATCGAGTCCTGAAGGATTAGTCTTTAGCTTCCCAATCAAGGCTCCCAAGAACTCTGTGACGGTAAGTGATGTCGGTGCAATGCAGCAGTTAGAGTTGTGGAAGGCGTATCAAGACTACTGGTGTGAACACAAACCCTCAATCACTGTGTACTACACGGATGATGAATTCTTAGATGTGTGTTCATGGATATGGAAGAACTTTGACATGTGTTCTGGCATCTCACTACTGCCTTACAGTGATCATGTGTACCCACAAGCCCCTTACACTGACGCATCTGACGAAGTACTACAGGAATTAACTGATCGAATGCCTAAGAACGTAGATTGGTCAGGTCTGGAGCAGTACGAGAAAGAAGATAACACTATCGGTAGCCAAGAATTAGCCTGTACGGGCGGTGCTTGCGAGATCGTATAGCAACAGTGGCCCTTCGGGGCCGCTTTATTAATCTAGGAGATTATTTATGACTACCAAGACAGTTAAAAAGACAAAATCAACGGCTGAAAACGACCAAGACCTACTATGTCTGACGCATCTTTTCACCGCTTACTACAATAAGTCAGGAAATACTGAAGTTTCACTACAGAATTGCATACATACCCTTGGAATTCTAAAACAAGCGGCTAAATCCTAATGGCCCCCTAATGTAGGAACGATTATGAAAGTATTAAATAAAGACTATAGTATTTCAAGACCCCTTGTGGATTACCTCAAGGGTCTTTTTCCCAGTAAACTCCCTAATAACAGGGACATAACCCTAAACGATGTCTCATTTCTCCAAGGTCAGCAGTCCGTGATTGCTAAATTAGAGGAATTGTATGACCAAGAATTTGAGGAATAACTAATATGTGCATGAAACAAAAAACTCCAAAGCCGCAGTTAATTGCTAAACAAGCTGCCCCTGCTAAGTCAGCACAAGCTGAACTAGACGTTAACATGACTGATGCCGAAACTGATGGAGAAGTCAGAAAAAAGAAGCGAACAGGTAAAAGAGGTCTAACCGTAGCCCGTACCACAGGTACACAAGTCAAGGGTGGTGGTACTGGACTAAACATTCCATCAAAATCAGCATAAAAGGTGACGTATGACAGAGGCAACTTCGGTAGCTAATCGCTATCAACAACTAGAAAGCAGTCGGAGTTCCTTTCTTTCCCGTGGACGAGAAGCGGCTAAGTTAACTATCCCGACACTACTCCCGCCTGACGGCCACAACGGTAGCACTGAGTACTACACTCCCTACCAAGGAGTAGGCGCACGAGGCGTTAACAATTTAGCATCTAAGCTATTGCTGTCACTCCTCCCACCCAACACACCTTTCTTCCGCTTGATGATTGATGACTTTGATCTGGAAAAGATTAATGCTACTGAAAATCGAGGTATGGTAGAAGAAGCGTTATCCCGTATTGAACGGGCCACGATGGGAGAGATTGAAGCAGGTGCTGTAAGAGTTCCCGTGTTTGAAGCCTTAAAAAGTTTAATCGTTACAGGTAATGCACTGGTATATATGCCGAAGAAAGATGGCATGAAAGTATACCGGATGGATCGGTATGTTGTTACTCGTGACACTATGGGTAACGTATTAGAAATTATCATTAAAGAAAGCGTAAGCCCTTTAATGCTATCCACACAAATGAAAGAAGAATTGGCTGACAAGATCGAAGATAATGCGAAAAGCATCGACTTGTACACCAAGGTTTGTCGCAAGGATAAGAAGTGGGAAATTTATCAAGAAGTGGCCGGTATGATCGTGCCAGAAAGCGAAGGGACTTTTCCCTTAGATAAATGCCCCTTCATTCCTTTGCGTTTCATTCGTGTCGATGGTGAAGATTACGGACGAGGTTTCGTTGAAGAATACTTCGGTGATCTTAAAAGTTTAGAAGCATTAACCAAAGCAATCGTAGAAGGTTCTGCGGCATCAGCTAAAGTCCTGTTCATGGTACGCCCGAACAGTACTACTAAGTCGAGAGTGTTAGCTGAGAGTCCTAACGGAGCGATTGTGTCAGGTGATGCGAATGATGTATCTACACTCCAAGTTCAAAAAGGCGGTGACTTTAGAGTCGCTATGGAGACAGCTTCAGTTATCACTGAACGTCTATCGTATGCCTTCTTGCTCAACTCAGCCGCTACACGTAATGCGGAGCGAGTGACAGCAGAAGAAGTACGTTACATGGCTCAAGAATTAGAGTCAGCACTGGGTGGTGTCTATGCGATGCTATCTCAGGAATTCCAACTCCCTCTCATTACCCTGCTCTTGCACCGTATGGAAGGAAGTGGTAAAATGCCCAAGATGCCAAAGGGGATGGTGAAGCCCACTATCGTTACTGGTATCGAAGCACTTGGTAGAGGACAAGACCTTAATAAACTGGCGATGTTCTTACAACACATTCAACCACTAGGGCCAGAAGTTATCGGCTCACAACTTAACGTAAACGACTACATTGCACGACTAGGCGCATCCCTTGGCATTGACATGGGAGGTCTGGTAAAATCTCAAGACCAGTTAGATCAGGAAGCTGCTGCTGCGAAAGCACAGCAACAAGAGATGATGGCACAACAGCAAGTTGGTGATATGGCTACTAAAGCCGCACCGCAGATGCTGGAAGGTGCTATAGATAATCCAGAGATGGTTGCTGCAATGGCAGAACAAATGCAAGAATAACTAGCTGTAGGAGGCTATATGAGTACAGAAGCAACAAACGCTTATGAAGAACAAACTGAAAATCAAGACCACATCGACAAGATGTTGGCTAAAGCCGATGCCCTAGAAAATGCAGGGCAAGAGCGACCTGAATGGTTGCCAGAGAAGTTTAGCAGTGCCGAAGAGATGGCACTATCGTACCGTGAATTAGAACGGAAACTTTCTTCTGGTGACACACCTAATAATCCCGACAAGGATGAGGCCCAAGAGGGGGTTGAAGAACCCGCCCCCGTAAGTGAAGAAGCTAATGATGTAGCTAATTACTTAGATGGTAAGGGTGTTGACTTTAATACGTTACAAGACACGTATGCAGAGACAGGCAGTATTACTGAAGAAGATTACGCAAGCCTTGAGCAAGCAGGACTCCCTAAGAGTGTTGTTGATGCTTGGATTGTGGGACAAGAAGCAGTGGCAGAGCAGAGTGTAAACTCAATCATGGACACTGTGGGAGGCAGAGATGCGTATAATGATATGACATCTTGGGCTTCAGATAACCTATCAGAGATGGAGATCGCTACGTTTAACAAGGCGATTGACTCTGGTGATAGAGACATACAGATCATGGCGATAGAAGGTATCCAAAACAAGTATCAGGCTGTAGAAGGGCGACAACCTAACCTTATGCAAGGTCAGGCCGCATCTCAAACAGGCGGTGGTTTTGCATCAGTGGCTGAACTCACTGCGGCAATGTCCGACCCTCGATACAGTAAAGATACTGCATACCGCCAAGACGTTGCGGCTCGTTTATCGAGAAGTAACATCTTATAGTCTCCTAACCCTATGCCCCCCTCGTGGGGGCTTTTTTATAACTATCGAAAAGTACGACTACTAACTAATTACCTTTTACCCTCTACGGAGGACAATTTGAGAGAACGGGAACGTGGTTAACGCTGATTAGAGAGTAACAACTTTAATTAACTTAACTATATAACCAAAGGTAAAATACAATGGCATTTCCATTAGATCAAACTGTCTCACGTTTGGGACAACAAAACGCAACAGGTGACGCACGAGCGTTATTCCTGAAGCTATACGCTGGTGAAGTACTGACTGCATTTGAAGAGAAAAACATCTTCATGGGTCTGCACCGCACCCGCACAATCAGCAACGGTAAGAGCGCACAGTTCCCCCTCACAGGTTCTGCAACTGCCGCCTATCACACTGCTGGTCAACTCATTGAAGGCGCAGCTATCAAGGCTGGAGAGCGCACTGTAACTGTAGACGATCTACTGTTGTCTGCACAGTTCATCTCCAATGTTGATGAAGCAATGAACCACTACGATGTTCGTTCTATCTACTCCAAGGAAGCTGGTAACGCACTAGCGAACACTTGCGACAAGAACGTAGCACGAGTGATTGCTAAAGCTGCTAGTATTGACAACGGCACTAAAGCTGCTGCACAGTTCGGTACTGCATTTGCTGATGAAGTCTATACCTCTAACGTAACTATTGGCGCAGGTTCTGCTGCTGATGTTGTGTCTGGTGGTAAGATTGCTCAGTCTATCTACGATGCTCTTAAAGAGTTTGACATCAAAGACGTAACTGGCGAGAAGGTATGTGTACTTCCACCTGCTCAGTACTACGCTCTGTTTGGTGCTAACTCTGATGTAAACAATCTTGCTTACATGAACAAAGACGTTGGTGGATCAGGTAGCATTTCTACTGGTGCGGCTCCAACAATCGGTGGTGTTAAGATTTTGATGTCTAATCACATTCCAACCACTAACGAAACTGCTGCTAACCCGCCTTCAGGTACTACCAACACTGGTGCTTACAACGCTGACTACTCTAAAGTCCGTGGACTAATCTTCAGTTCTGATGCGGCTGCAACTGTTAAGCTGCTCGATCTTGGTGTTGAGTCTGAATACCAGATTGACCGTCAAGGTACTTTGATGGTTTCTAAGTACGCAATGGGACACAATGTACTACGTCCTGCTTGTGCTATTTCGTTACTGTCTGCATAACCACTCTAGGGGGGAACTTCGGTTCCCTCCTTTTTTTCATTTGGAGATAACATGACCCCTTTAACCCAACTAGAAGCTGTTAACATTATGCTATCAGCGATAGGCGAAACGCCTGTTAACTCGCTTACATCAGGCTTAGTTGAAGCTGAACTAGCGGAAACCATCCTTGGACAAGTAAGCAGAACAGTGCAGACAGCGGGGTGGAGTTTTAATAAAGACACAGGAGTAATCCTGTCGGCAGATACAAACGGTGAAATAAACTTACCCACTAATGCTTTAAGTGCTGATAGTGTTTATGAAAGCAACGGCAACAACCTCGTACAGCGAGGCACAAAGATGTGGGATCGGAAGAACCTGACGTTTGTTATAAACAAAGCAGTCAAGGCTGATCTGGTTTACGAACTAGCCTTCACCGATATACCCCCAATGGCACGATCTTACATTACAGTAAGAGCCGCTAGAATATTCCAAGACCGGATTGTAGGTGCAGATACCCTACACGGTTTTCAAAAGATTGATGAAGATCAAGCACTCATAGCCCTGAACGATGCAGAGTCTGAGATGCAGGATCACAACTTATTTAACAACTACGATGTCTTTAGAGTTATAGACAGAGGTATTAACGGAGCGTAATCATGGCTATTGAACTACTCAGCAGTTCCATCCCAAACCTGATAAACGGGGTAAGCCAACAACCGCCAGCCTTACGTCTCCCCTCTCAGGCTTCAGAGCAAACCAATGGATTGTCTAGTGTAGTTAATGGTCTATCAAAACGTCCTAACACACACTTCATAAAACGTCTTGGTAATCACAACGAATTTAACAACTGCTTCATCCACACAATGCAAAGAGATAGTGACGAGTTCTATATTCTTGTGATCTCTACATCAGCTATACGTGTGTTTAATAGATATGGGGTTGAACGCACTGTATCTGGTAGTGCTTCTTACTTAACAGGAATAACTGATCCAGCAACACAGCTATCAGCAACAACTGTAAGTGACTTTACGTTTATTGTTAACAAAAATAAGACAGCCCTAAAGAGTGCAACACAAACACCTACGAGAAACCCAGAGGCTCTGGCGTATATTAAGAAAGGTGAATACGGCACTACTTATGAAATTGAGATTGTAAAAGGTGGCAGTTCATACAGAAGTACATATACCACACTCAATTCATCTCACGATAGTACTGCTGCTATACGTACCGCAGAAAACTCAATAAGAACCTCTGGCATTACATCTAACCTAGTCTCTTTCAACTTTGGAGGTACTCCACCTAATGTTACCATTACTAACTACGGTAACGTCCTACATTTTGAAGCTACCGATGGCGTAGACTTTGAGATAGAAACTACTGATAGCATTGGCGATACCGCCTTACTTAGTTTCAAGGACACTGTAGCTGACTTTAAAACCCTCCCACCTGAAGGCCCTACAGGGTTTAAGATTGCAGTGGTTGGTGACAACACTAAAGGCCAAGATGACTACTATGTCCAACTGCAACAGCCAACAAGCAACAGTAAGCAGGTGTGGAAAGAAACGGCAGAAGGTGGAATACAGAAAGCTATACTTGCCTCTACAATGCCCCACAAATTAGTCAGTAACTCTGACGGTAGTTTTACGTTTTCGTCTATAACTTGGGACGAAAGGAAAGTAGGTGATGAAGGTACTAACCCATTTCCTAGCTTTATAGGTCAAAAGATTAATGACATATTCTTTTATAAGAATCGTCTTGGTGTATTGTCAGGTGAAAATGTCATAATGAGTGAGGACGGTTCGTTCTATAACTTCTTTGCTAAGACAGTTCTAACCACACTAGATAGTGGGCCTATTGATGTTGCCGTATCTAACAACCAAGTTTCTATACTTAAACACGCAATACCTTTTGATTCATCACTATTACTATTTTCTGATCTCAACCAGTTCAGATTACAAGGTGATGGTGTATTAACAAATGAAACTATATCTATCAACGTCAGTACATCCTTTGAAGCTGATTTAACAGCCAAACCTGTCAGTGCCGGTAAGAATGTTTACTTTGCTACAAAGCGTAACTTCTTTGGTGGATTACGTGAATACTTCGTAGACTCAGAAATTGAAACTAATGATGCGGCAGATATAACAGCACATGTTCCTAAATACATCAAAGGTTCTGTAACAGACCTAGCAGCCTCCTCTAATGAGGACATGTTGTTAGTCAAAGGCTCAGATGAAGATAATACCTTATATGTGTATTCTTACTACTGGCAAGGCCGTGAGAAGTTACAAGCCGCTTGGTCTAAGTGGACTTTCACTGGCAAGGTACTAAACGTACTCTTTAATAAATCTGACATCTTTATCATTACAGATGATACACAAGGTGGTGCGGTGTTAGAGAAGATAGCACTTAACAAACTACCTACTGAAAGTAATGCAGTCACAAACGCAACACAACCGTTTGTACCCTTACTAGATCGTTCACATCAAATTGAAGCTAGTGATATGGTTGCCGGTGCTTTTGTACCTCCGTACACTAACTCAGATTCAGTTATTGTAGGTAAGAATGGCGAATACTTTACGAGTGTAAGTCAGTACAATGCCAATGTACCTTCTTCTGGTACGTTCTATTAC